AAAACGCAAAGCGATAATTTTTTCGGAAACGCAACAATTCTATTGACGAAGATCAATTGCGTGTGGGAATATCCTGCCTGTCGATGTGGAGGCGTTGACGAAATAGAAGCCGCTTCGGTTTCTGTGTTCAGGGCTTCGGCCCGCTTGCCTCCACAAGCGAATGAGCACAGAAAACCCAAGCGGCTTTTTTGCGTTTCACGCCTCCACACCGACCGTACACCGCACGATAGCAAGGGCCACATTTCGGGCCGCGCGGTAGAAAACGGGACTGGTAGCGCAGAACACCGCGCAGGGTGCAATTCCCACAATCCAGGGGCTGGCGTTGATCCTGAAGCCCAGGGGCGTGACGTGAAAACCGTCAGCTGTCAGGAATCCGACTAGATCGGGGTGGCGTCCAACACTTCTTTTTCCCCTTCAGGGGTTAGGGGGGCTGTTGGGTGGAATATAAAAAAACAACTAAGAGAGAACAGACGATGGATAAGATACAAGGGCCATGGACGGCCCGCAAAACCCTGGTTTTCTTCGCTGGCACTGCTGGCGGGTTTGATCTTCGGGCCTGTCCGCACGCTGAAGAAAAAGCCCGACTGGCTGCCGCCGCGCCGGATCTTCTGGAAGCGCTGAAATACGCCGTCGACATCAATACACCAGGCTGCACAGATGGGCCTACCTATCACCACGTAGATATTTTTCTTTCTCGCGCACGCGCCGCCATCTTGAAGGCCACCGGGGGCGCATCGTGATCAGCCCAGGACAAGCCGAAAAACTGGCGCACGCGCTGGTCGAAAACTACATCAACAAATGCGGATGCGAGAACACCCAGGACGTGGCAAACGCGCTGATGAAGCTGGCCAGCATGTGCGGGCTGGGCATGTGCGCGGTGGTCGGGCGTGCTGAATCGGTTCAGCGCCTGCGCGAAACTGCTGACTATATCGCCAAGGCCCAGGCCGGCGTCAACTGGAAGGTGGAAACGCCAAAGACAGGATTCATTCAATGAGCGCTTACGATTCCCTGTACAACGAACTGGCCGCCGCAGTCGGCACGGCGGTGCTGGTGAGGCGTTCGGACCTTGCCGACATCCTGGCCGAAGTGTCGAAGCTACGCGCCGCCGCGCCGGTGAAGAAGCCGCGCGCGAAAAAAGCGGATGCTGGCGCTGACGAACTGCCGGCCTGGCTGCCGCTCGAGGCCTGGAACGCTTTCCTGGACATGCGCAAGAAGATCAAGAAGCCGGCCACCGATTACGCGCAGAAGCTGCTGATCAAGAAACTGGCCGCGTTCTACGCCAACGACCTGGACCCGGGTGTCATCCTGAATCAGTCGATCGTGGCCGGCTGGCAGGATCTTTACGCGCCGAAGGAACCCAGCACCGCGCGCCTGCCAGCATGGCCGGGCCGCGCGCCGGTGGCCGACCAGAACCGCGCCAACAACGACGAAGCGCTGCGCCTGCTGTCCCTGCCGAACTTCGACGACATGAGGACGATCGATGAACCAATCTGACGCGCCGGCGTTCTTCCAGCTGCTGGACACCACCTACGACCTGATCGGCGTCGGCCCGGCCAAGATCATCAGCCCGGCGGCCAAAGCGATGTTCTTCACCGATTTGCAGATGTACCCGCTGCACTTGATCGAGGCGGCGCTGTCGGCGCACCGCGTCGACCCCGAGCGCGGGCGCTTCACGCCCAAGCCGGCGGATATCGCTTCTCAGATCGAGCGGCGCCGCGCCGTGCAGTGGCTGGGCGCAGATGAAGCATGGGCGCAGGTGCCGAAGATCGAAGGCCAGCCGGGCATCATGAACGACGTGACGGCCCAGGCGCTGGCGGTGGCCACGCCGCTGCTGCTCGAGGGCGACGACACCGCCGCGCGGATGGCGTTCAAGTCGACGTATAACCGTCTGGTCGAGCGGGCCAAGCTGGAAAAGCGCGCGCCGGCCTATTTCGTGTCACCAGGCGGCACGTACGAAGAACACCAGGCGGTGATTGCCGAGGCCGCGCGCCAAGGCCTGATCCCGCACCGCACCGTGGTGGCCGCCCCGCTGCTGGCGCCATCGAAGCGCACACCGGGCGCCAAGCCAGACCTGAAAGCGCTGATGCTGTCCCTGACACCGAAAACCATACCACCACCGGAGCGCCAAGATTATGAGTGAAACCCAGGTCGACCACAGCGCATGCGCGGCAGGATCCTGCCCGATGCTGGCCACGAACAGCCGCAGCACCACCGGCAGCGGTGACTGGCTTTGTTTTATCCACTTCGGCGCCGATAAGGACGACTGGTTCCACATCAGCGCCGAATTGCAGCGCCTGAAATGGCTTGTCGACGTCGTGCGCGACCTGCGCGCGCTGCCGATTAAAAAGAACTGGCCGACCGTGGAAACCGAGGCGCGCAAGTCGATCGCGCTCAGCCAGCGCGGCGATCTTCAGATGAACGAGCGCGAGAGCGCGCCTGCCTGGATGATCCGCCTCGAGGGCGTGCTGGCGCAGTCCTGCAAAGACAGCCTGGTGCAGCCGTGAAGACGATTTTGCCATCGCGCCAGCGCGAGATAACAGCAGAATATGTTCGTGAAATCCTGAACTATGACCCGCTGACTGGAATCTTTACCAACAAGGCCGTGCGATCGCCCGGCATCAAGGTGGGCGCTGTCGCAACATCAAAGCGCAAGGATGGCTATCTTCTGCTGTGTTTGAAGGGGATTCAGTATTTCGCACATCGCATAGCATGGTTGCATTTTTATGGGGAATGGCCCAATTCCGTGATTGATCATAGGAATGGGCGAAACGGCGAAAACTGGATCGATAACCTACGTGATGTTCCTGTGAGCGTAAATATTCAAAATCGGAAAGGCGCGCAGAAGAACAGCAAGCTTGGAATACTTGGCGTCAGTCCATCGAAAAAGAAAGGCAAGTACCGTGCGCGCATCACGTTGAATCGAAAATCGTATTTGCTGGGCGATGATTTTGACACGCCCCAGGAAGCGCAGGCAGCCTATCTGAAGGCGAAAAAGGAAATGCATAAAGGAGCCAGCCTTGTCTAATTTATTGAATCCTCTGATGGTGCTGGCGCTGAAAACTAAAGTCGGGCGCGAGTATGCGGACGAAGCGGAATTGTTCGTGCTGATCCACTTCGACGCGGCCAAGCGCGGCCAGCTGGGACCGATCGGCTACAACTTCATCAGCCGGCACCTGGTGATGGCGCAGTATATTTTCGCGCGCCTGAAGAACGCCGAGTTCATGCTGCTGGCGCAGCTGGCCGGCGAGGCGTGGCAGAAAGCCGGCGCGCGCCCGACCGAAAGCGCCGAGCTGACGACGAACGAATACACCGCGATGCGCGCGGGCCTGGCCGCCTACTTCAAGGCGCTACCACGCATCGAGGCCGGCACCTACCGCCAGGCCGTGAACGTCGCTGAACAGGTCATGAAGTACTAATTTCGCGCTCACGCGCCAATGCAGCACCACAAGGGAACCACGATGACCAAAGCAAAAAACAAGACTGAATCGGCACCAGCAGGAACCACGATCCACGGCTGCAATTTCATGATCGAGAACAGCGCGAACGAAAATACCCGCGACGCTGTGGTGGCGCTGGCGGCGGCAGCGCAGGCAAACGCCCGGGCAATCGAGGCCGCCGCGCTTGCGCTGAATTCGGCATCCAACAACACTACCGCGATCCGCATCAACTAACGCGCCGCCGCCCCGCGTCCTGTGGGCGGCAATCCAAGAAAGTAGAACATGAACGAGAACACCATCACCGCCGCGCCTAGCGTCCTGCCTTCCACGATCGACGCCCTGATCGCTTCGCTGACCTTCGCCACCTACGTTTTCCCCGGCACCACCCTGACGGTGGCCGCTGCCTTTTTGCCGGATGGCTTTGCTGTCGCACTCGGCGAATCGGCTTGCGTGTCGCCTGAAAACTTCAATGCCGACCTCGGCGCGAAATACGCCGTCGACAACGCGCGCGCCGCTGCCCGCGAAAAGCTGTGGGAACTGGAAGGCTACGTGCTGAAAAAGCAGCTGGCCGCCGGCGCTGACCTGGCCGCCGCGCCTGCCGCCTCGAGCGACACCACGAACGGCGCCGGCACCGACGTGGCCAGCACCGCGCCGGCCAGCGACACCACCAACCCGGGCGTGGCCGCGCTGCAGCCGCACCAGCAGCGTGTCGTCGACGAACACGCCGACCTGACCGCCAAAACCAGCAAGCTGCGCGCGTTCCTGGACACGTCGACCTTCGTTGAACTGGTCGACGACGAGAAATCGCGCCTGAATGCACACCTACGCGGACATTTTGGGCGCGCGCATCAAAGCGTTCTTCGAGTAACACTGCCGCGAGGCCGGATCGCCGCCCACCGATTGGGCGGCACTGTAGAGGGACAAGACCATGGAAACAATACTTATCGCGGTGGTGATCATCGCAGTGCTGGCGCTGGTCGGCTTGCTGTACGAATCGAACAGGTCATTGCGGGCCAGCGAAGCCCGCCGCAAGGATGCCGAAGAACGCTATGTCCGCTTGCGCACCGATTACGACGCTTTCAAGACAGCGCAGTGGGAAGCGGCGAAAAAGGCTGTGGCCGCAGCTGACGCGGGCAAGAGCCGGCGCCACGCTGACCAGCAGCCCATCACCACCGCGCGCGCCGCTGGCGGGTTCCTGGCCGATGGCAAGTTCCACGAAGTATCGCCGCAGGTGCGCCGCCATGTGACCAGCGCCAGCCAGGTGCCAGGACCGCAAAGCCTTCTTGACGCGGTGATGGGGCCGACCCTGGCACCGGGCGAACTGCGCCAACACGGCGCCAGGATCAGCACCATCAGCCATGACGACGAGGACGAACAGGCCGCCCGCCGGCGCCGCGCTGTCGAATCGGCCATGGACGATGCGCTGGTCACCGGCATGGGCGTGATGCGCTTCAGCGATGCCGGCGTCGACCATGTGTCGGTGGCGGAATACCGGGGCAGCGGCGGAACGTTTGACGGCGGCGGCGCTTCCGGCGACTATGGCAGCGCGGCCAGCACCGGCTGCAGCGCTTCCACCAGTTCGCCCAGCAGCACCGACAGCGCCGCCAGCTGTGGCAGTTCCGACAGCGGCGGCGGTTCATCGGGCGGTGATTGATCAACCTGAAGGGATTCGCCCATGTGGTATATCGCAGCATTCTTGATCGCCGGCCCTGTCGTGGCCATCCTTTTCGGTCGCGCCGCCCAGCTTGGCGCCAGCCAGGAGGAAGCCCACCAATAACCTGCCGCAGTTGACGCAGGACAACGAACCCGCATACACTGGTTCCGTTCTCTTCGTCCCCAACAGGCCGTCTTCGTCCCGCCCAGCGCAAGCCCGGCGGGATTTTTTTCGCCTGTTGACGCGGCGCAACCGAAATACGTTGCTTTTGCTCACCAGTAGCAATATATTCGCGTGGAAATAATTAATTTAATCAATTTATTGCGGGAAAATGCCAAATGGCGCTATTTCGCACTATGTGGCTGATTAATAAGGTGAATTGCGGAAATGAGCAAGATTAAAGAAATTGGGGAAAAGCCGGAAACGCCCAAGAAGCGGGGCAGGCCAGCCGGCAGCGTGAACAAGCGCACCCAGGCGGCGCAGGAAAAAGCCGTGCGCATGGGGATCACTCCCCTGGAATTCATGCTGCGCAACATGCGCAAGTCGATCCCGAAGAACGCGACGGTGGCCGAACGCATCGCCATGGAAGCGCAAAAGCTCCAGGCCGCGCGCGACGCTGCGCCCTACGTGCACGCCAGGTTGTCGGCTGTCCAGGTGTCGGGCGGCCTGAAGCTGAACCACGAAACTGCACTGGACGAACTCGAGTGACGAAGCCGTGCAAAAACGGCCACGTTGACCGTTACCCGAATGGCCGCTGCCGAACGTGTGCGAACCTGCGCGCCGCTGCATGGGCCGAAAACAATCCAGATCGCGCGCGGGCCAATTGGGCATCCAGCCACGCGCGGCCTGAAGCCAAGGAAGTGCAGGCGGCCTATTACCTGGAGAACAGGGAAGTGGCGATCGCGCGCGCCACGAAGACCAACACGGAAAACCCCGAGCGCCGCCTGTCATACAACCGCGCATGGGTGGCGAAGAACCGCGACAAGCGCGCCATGTACAACGTCGCGCGCAGGGCCGCCGTGCAGGTTGCCACGCCCGCGTGGGCTGATCATGCGCAGATCGCCACCTTTTATGCAGAGGCGCAGCGGAAAACCGTCGAAACAGGCGTTCGATATTCAGTCGATCACGTTGTCCCGCTGAAGGGCAAGAGGGTTTGCGGGCTGCACGTTCAATTCAATTTGGCCGTGATCCCGTATGTGGAAAACTGCCGCAAGGGGGCATCCTATGGCCCTGAGTGAACGCGAAAAGCGCATTCGCCAGCGCTTGAAATCGGACTTTCTGCACTACGCGCCGCGCTGCCTGAAGATCCGGACGAAGGCGGCCACGATCGTGCCGCTGGCGCTGAACGAAGCGCAGATGCTGATTCACAGCGCCATCGAGGAACAGCTGGGCCGCACCGGGCGCGTGCGCGCGATCCTGCTCAAGGGTCGGCAGCAGGGCGGCAGCACCTACGTGGAAGGCCGGTTTTACTGGAAGGTCAGCCACAGCAAGGGAATGCGCGCGTTCATCCTTACCCACGAAGACGGCGCCACCACCAACCTGTTCGACATGGTGGACCGCTACCACAAGAACTGTCCCGCCCTGGTGCGCCCGACCGCCAGCACGGCGAACGCCAAGGAACTGATGTTCGACCAACTGGACAGCGGTTACAAGGTCGGCACCGCCGGCAACAAGGGCGCCGGCCGATCGGGAACTGTGCAACTGTTCCACGGTTCGGAGGTGGCTTTCTGGCCGAACGCCGCCGACCACGCCGCGGGCGTGCTGCAATCTGTCCCTGATGAACCTGGCACCGAAGTGATCTTCGAATCGACCGCCAAGGGGCTGGGGAACTACTTTCACAAGCAATGGCAGCTGGCCGAGGCTGGCCAGTCGGAATACATCGCCATCTTCGTGCCGTGGTTCATCCAGCGCGAATACCGCAAGGAAGTGCCGCCCGGGTTCCAGCTGACCACCGAGGAAGCCGAATATCAGGCGGCGCACGGCCTGGACCTGGAACAGATCGTATGGCGCCGGGCCAAGACCGTGGAACTGAACAACGATGAAGCGCTGTTCATGCAGGAATACCCGGCGACGGCCGCCGAGGCGTTCCAGATGGCTGGCCTGGATCCGTACATCAAGCCGAAAACTGTCATGGCCGCCCGCAAATGCGTGCTGGTCGACGCGCCCACCGGCCCGCGCCACCTTGGCGTCGATCCCGCCCGCTTCGGTGATGACCGCACGTCGCTGTGCCTGCGCCAGGGCCGGCTGGTGCCGTGGATCCGCAGCTACAGCAAGAAAGACACCATGCAGGTGGCCGGCATCGTCAAAACCACGATCGAGGAATTGAAACTGGAAAGCCGGCTGGGCGATCGCGTGTTCATCGACGTGGGCGGGCTGGGCGCCGGCGTGTATGACCGCCTGCGCGAAACCATCCCCGACAAAGCGTTGCTGGTGTCGGTGAACTCGAGTGAATCGCCGTTCGATGCCGTCAAGTACACGAACAAGCGCGCCGAAATGTGGGGCGAATCCAGGCTGTGGCTGGAGAACCAGCCGGCGCAGATCCCCGACAGCGACGAACTGCACGCCGACCTGACGCAGATCAAATACAGCTACGACAGCAATAACGCCCTGGTGATGGAAAAGAAACAGGACATGAAAAAACGCGGCCTGCGATCGCCTGACTGTGCCGACGCGCTGGGCCTGACCTTCGCGCGCCCGCCGGCGCAGCCGACGCCTGATGACCAGGAAAACAACGATTCTTATGGGGGTGGTGGATGGATGAATTAAAGCCGGGAACGATCGTGCTGGGGCCGGCCAGCTTGCACTTGGGATACACGGCGCTAGTGCCGCCAAACCTGCGCGGTCTTGCGCTCGAGATAACGGAACTGTTGACAACAGTCAATGAAAGGGGGCAGAATCACGCCAATTCCTTGATGCAAGATGTTTGCCAGCAAGCCGACCAGGCCGGCAAAACTCTGTTGCTCATGCCCGAGAGATTCGGCCGCGATGATGGCTTGACCACCGACCAGCTGTCGGACTGGTATCAGCGTCGACATGGCTTCGTCGTACTCCAGCACTCCCCCAAAATCATTCTTGTACGCATGCCCGCACGGGCGGCGAAACTGTGGGCTGGACAATGAGCGACGAAAATAACACGAAGGCGGCCGACGACGCGCTGCTGAAGGAAATCCGCGAATTCTGCGATGAATCGATTCGGGCCGAGTCGCACAACCGCGCGCCGGCTGTCGCTGATCTGGAATTCCTGGTGGGCGACCAGTGGCCGGAAGAAATCAAGCGCCAGCGCCAGCTGGAAAGCCGCCCATGCCTGACGTTCAACCGCCTTCCCACCTTCCTGCACCAGGTCACCAACGACCAGCGCCAGAACAAGCCAGGCATCAAGGTGCACCCGGTCGGCGCCGGTGCGGACGTCCAGAAGGGCGACATCATCCAGGGCGTGATTCGTCACATCGAGTACAGCAGCAACGCCGATATCGCCTATGACACCGCCGTCAACAGCGCGGCGGCGATCGGCTTCGGCTGGTGGCGCCTGATCACCGAGTACGAGTCACCGACCAGCTTTGACCAGGTGATCAAGTTCGAACGCATCCGCGACGCCCTGAAGGTCTACCACGACGCCGCCAGCACCGAGGGCGACGGATCGGACATGAAGCGCGCCGCCATCATCCGCGACGTACCGCGCGGCGAGTTCCAGCGCGAGCATCCGGACGCTGACGCCAAAACGGCCAGCTTCATGGGCATCATGGGCAACCAGACACAAGCCGGCTGGATGAATGAGAACTACGTGCGCGAGGTCGAATACTACTATTTCGAATACACCGAACGCACCTTGTGCATGCTTGACGACGGATCGGTGGTCTTCAAGGAAGACATGCCCGCCGGCCAGACCGCGCGGCAGGAGCGCAAGAGTCACGTCCCACAGCTGATGTGGTGCAAGGCGACCGCCGGCGCCATCATCGAGCGCACGAAGATCATGTGCCGTTGGATTCCGATGTTCCCGGTATGGGGCAACGAAACCGACATTAAGGGCAAGGTCTACCGCAGCGGCATCATTCGCGCCGCCAAGGATCCGGCGCAGATGTATAACTTTTGGATGACGTCGGCCACCGAGGAAGTCAGCTTGCGACCGAAGACGCCATTTATCGGCGCTGAAGGCCAGTTCGAAGGCCACGAAAAGAAGTGGGGCCAAGCCAACAACAAGACGTTCGCCTTCCTCGAGTACAAGCCTGTTTCGCTGGGCGGCCAGCTGGCACCGCCGCCGATGCGCTCGCCAATGGCTGACGTCCCGGTCGGCATGCTGCAAATGGCCATGCACGCCAGTGACAACATCAAGGCAGTCACCGGCCTATTCGACAGTTCGCTGGGCGCGCGCGGTAACGCCACCAGCGGCGTGCAGGAGCGCAGCCAGCAGCGCCAGGGCGACACTGCCAACTTCCACTACACCGACAACCTGAACCGATCGATTCGCCACTGTGGCCGCTGCATCGTCGACATGATCCCGCATTACTACGACGCCAAGCGCGTGGTGCGGATGATGAAGGAAGACGGCACGATCGAACCGGCGGAAGTGAACGTGCAGAAGGTCGACCCGGTAACGCAGACGGTCACCGAAGTGCTGAACGACCTGACGATCGGAACCTATGACGTGACGGTATCGACCGGGCCGGGCTATTCCACGCTGCGCCAGGAAGCTGCCGAAGGCATGGTCCAGCTGGGCGAAAACTTCCCCAAGCTGATGGAAGTGGCCGGCGACCTGGTGGTCGAATCGATGGACTGGCCGGGCGCCGACAAGATCGCCGAACGCCTGAAAAAGACCATGCCGCCGGAACTGACGAAGGACGACAGCACCGACGAAGGCGAACAGGGCGGGCCGCCGCCGCTGCCGCCGGAAATCGAACAGCACATTCAGCAGGCGGACCAGCTGATCGACCAGCTTCAGCAACAGCTGCAGGAATCGCAAGCAGGCATCGACAAAGCCCGCCTCGAGGCCGCCAGCCGCGAAGAAATCGCCCGCATCAATGCCGACAGTGCCGCGCGCGTGGCCGAAATCAACGCTGGCGTGCTGATGGACAAGGAAGAATTGATCACGATGCGCGCCGAACTGGCACACCACCAGAAGCTGAGCCAGCAAGCGCAGTTAGCTGGCCACCAGCAAGACGCCGCTGAACAAGCTGCCGAACTCGCACCACCACCAGAACCCCGCCCCGCTGCCAGCCAAGCAGCGGAACCGGCGCAAAACGGCCCTACCAGCGTGATGCTGGGTTCTTAACTCTTGGGATGACCATGCAAACCGAAACAACCGCTACCGAAGTCACAGCACCAGCCGCGCCAATCGTTGACGTGAACGCACCACCAGCAGCCGCGCCGGCCAGCGCCGCACCAGCTGAAGGCGCCGCCACGGTCGACACCACTACCACCACGGCACCAGCAGCTGACGACGGCAGCAAGCCGCAGGAAGATCAGGACCGCAACGAAAAGGGCCAGTACAAGCCGGGCGCACAGAAGCGCATCGACGAACTGACCTTTCGCCGCCACCAGGCAGAACGCGAGGCCGCACACTGGAAACAGGTTGCCGAATCGCGCGCGCCAGCGGCAGCCCCGAAACCGGGCGACTTCGCCACGGACGCCGAATACACCGAAGCGCTGCTCGAGCATCGCATCGATTCGCGTGTCAACGACGGTCTGGCGAAGACCGCCACGGCGCAAGCCGACAAGTTCAACCAGGAAGCCAACACCGCCGCCGGCGAAGCGTACAACCAGCGCGTCGCAGAAACAATCGCGCGGATTCCTGATTTCGTTGAAATCGTCAGCAAAGCCGATATCGCCATTTCGCCAGCGCTTCAAGAGGCATTGCGCGACAGCGAAAAGGGGCCGGAACTGGTCTATCACCTGGCAAAAAACCCAGGTGAGGCCGAACGACTGAACGCAATGAACGTGCGCCAGATGGACCGTGAAATCGGTCGCCTGGAAACCACGATCGGCGCCAAGTCAGCCGCACCATCGGCACCAGCAGCACGCACCACCAACGCGCCGCCACCTGTAAAGCCCGGCTCACCAGCGAGCGCGCCAGCGAACACCGACCCGGCCAAGATGACGCAGGCCGAATACGAATCCTGGCGCAAGCAGAACGGCGCACGCCACACCCGGTAACGCCATTTCAAACCCACCACTTAGGATCACACCATCATGTCAAACGTACTTGCAACCAGTTCCATCGTCGCCAAAGAATCGCTGGCGATCCTGAAAAACATGCTGTCCTTCTCGCAGAACATCAACACCGACTACGAAGAAGAGTTCACCAGCAACAACGCGCGCGGCTACAACCCGGGCCAGACGATCAACATCAAGCGCCCACCGCGCTACACCTACCGCGCGGGCCGCGTGGCCGTGCCGCAGGCGACCGTCGAGAACACGGTACCGCTCACGCTGTCGCAAGGTGGTTGCGATCTGCAATTCACCAGCGCCGAGCGCACGCTGTCGGTGTCGAGGCTGGAAAAGAAGATCGCCGCCGCCATCGCGCCGGTCGCCAACGAAATCGACCGCCAAGGTTTGCAGCTGGCGCACTTCGCCACCTTCAACTGTATGAACCCGACCGGCGCGCTGCCGAACACCCAGGCCGCCGCCATCCAGGCGCTGACCGACATGAACGCCCGCCTGGACGAAATGGGCGCGCCGCGCGTGCGTGGTGAGCGCAACTTCATCGCCGGCCCGCGCGTGAACGGCTCCATGGTCCAGGGTTTCGCCGGCCTGTTCAACGCTGGCGAGAGCGTCAGCAAGCAGTACAAATCGGGCATGATGGCCGATTCGTTCGGCCTGAACATGGGCATGGATCAGAACATCGACGTGCACACCAACGGCACCCAGGTGGTTACCGGTACCGCTGTCTCGGCTGCTGGCCAGACCGGCGCCAGCATCAACGTGGCCGCGCTGGGCGGCACCATCACGCGCGGCACCGTCATCACCTGGCCGGGCGTGTTCGCCGTGAACCCGCAAACCCGCCTGTCCACCGGCGTGCTGGCGCAGTTCGTGGTCACTGCCGACCTGGCCGCCGGCGCGACCGCAATCCCGGTCAGCCCTGCGCTGGTAACGGCTGGCGCGTTCCAGAACGTGACCGCATCGCCGACCAACGGCCAGAACTTCCTGATCGTCGGTGCCGCGTCGACCAGCTACCAGACCAACGTCGCTTATCACCGCGATGCGTTCACCCTGGCCATGGTGCCAATGTGGGCGCCTGAGTCGGGCAAAGGCGTGATCGGCGTCGATCAGGTCACCAGCGACGGCTTCACCGTCAAGGTCACCGAGTTCTACGACGGCACGAATGATCAATCGATCATGCGTCTGGACGTGCTGTTCGGCTGGGCCGCGACCTATCCGGAACTGTCGACGAAGTATTACAGCGTGTAATCGCGCCGGCCCGCTTCGGCGGGCTGTTTCACACCTCCCCCAACTTCAAGGAATCATCATGTCCGTCTTACTCCGCATGGCATACGCCGGCTACCTCGCCGGCACCACCGTAGAACTGCCGTTCAGTGTCGAAGCTGCATTGATCGCGCAAGGCTTGGCCGCCGCTGCACCGGTCGCCAACATCACGCCCGGCCCTGTCACCGCCAACGTGCAACAGGGCGTCGTCGGCATCCCAGCCGGCGCCGCTTCCGTCGTCGTGACGAATAACCAGATCACGCCGAATAGCACCGTGATGGCTGTCGTCAGCCAGGCCGCCGCTGATGCCACCTGCCTGCGCGTCGAACGCATCGTATGCGGCGCCGGCCAGTTCACGATTTACGGCACGGCCAACGCGACGGCCACCACGCTGGTGGATTGGGCAATTCTCAACTCGCCGGGCCTGTCGACCTCGAGCTAATCCCGCACGTCAACCGCACCGCCAGCCCGGCCAGCCATCACGGTGGCCGGGTATTCGCAAAACAGGAGTACACGCCCCATGAATAACGCCTATCCGAAGACCTTCACCCACCGCGATGACCATCTGTCCGCTGTCGTGGTGATGAACGCCGAACAAGAATCCCAACTGCCTGCCGAATTCCTGCCTGCCGTCGTCGTCGGTGGCCTGACCGGCTCCAGCGTGATGGCCGCCAGCGACCTGGCCGCCGATGTCATGCTCACGCCGGAATACGCCGCCATGCTGACCGACCGCGAAACGCTCGAGCGCGATCGCACCGCCTTTGCCGAATACGAAGCGCTGACCCGCTCGCAACTGGCCGCTGATGCCGACAAGCTGGCGCAGGACCGCGCCAACCTGGTGGCCGGCTACACCGCCGACAAAAACAAACTGGATGCCGACCGCATCGCCCTGGACCAGGAGCGCGCAGCGTTCGAAGCGGCCAAGGCTGGCGCCGCGCCAGATCCTGCTGCAGCGACGTCCGACACCACCAACGGCGGCGATCCAGCCGCTGACGCCACCGACACCGCCGCAGCCGGCCCGGCCAAGCGCGTGCGCGTCGCCAAGACCGCCGACGAGGTGTAACCCATGGCCACGGTTCTGGATCTGATCACGGACGCGCTGGTAACGGTCAAGGCGCTGGCAGTGGGCGAAACGCCCGGCCCTGAAATGACGACTGACGCGCTGACGAAATTTAATGAAATCCTCGAGGCGCTATCAATCCAGAACCTGGCCGTTTATTCGAACCTGGTCACCACGTTTCCGCTGGTGCCGGGCCTCGGCAGCTACACGATCGGCCCGACCGGCGCCGTGGTGGCGCAGCGCCCGCCCTTCGTCGACGTCGCCTATGTGACCATCAACGGCGTGGACTACTCGCTGGACGTGCACAGCACCGACGAATACGCGGCGCTGGCGCTGAAAAATCAGCAGGGTTTGCCCGATTGGGTTTGCTACAACCAGGATTACCCGAACGGCACGCTGCTGCTGTGGCCGGTCCCAAGCATGGCCGGCACGCTCACGCTGTACCAGAACAAGCTGTTCACCAGCGCGGCCACCGTCCTGGATACCTTCGACATGCCGCCCGGCTATCGCAAGATGATTCGGCTGATGCTGGCATGGGAACTGCTCAGCGATTACCCGGGCATGAACGCCAACGAAATTACCAAGCTGGACGGCGATCTGAAGGCTGCCACCGCGCTGGTCAAGCGCAACACCGACAAGCCGGAAATGCTGCGATCCGAAGTGGCCGATATGGACTGCTCGAGCGGCGGCGGCTATGCCAACTGGCGCACCGGCGCATGAACCTGATCAACGTCAGCCATTCCGGCCTGATCAGCCCCAGCGTGCGCGAGCGCGTGCTGGCCATCGAGCGGCGGATCCAGCAGGCGCCGCAAGTCGATTGCCGGGTTCGCCACTACTTCATTCCCGGCATGTACGCGCGGGAAATCACGATTCCCGCCGGCGTGGTCCTGACCGGCGCGGTGCACAAGCAGCAAAGCATTGTCGTGCTGTCGGCGGGCCGCATGCGCCTGGCGACCGAAGACGGCGAACTGGAAATTGCGGCGCCATTCACGATGATCTGCAACCCGGGCGCCAAGAACCTGGCCACGGCGATCGAGGAATGCGTGTGGACAAACTTCTTTGCCACCACCGAAACCGATCTGGACAAACTGGTCAGCGACTTGACCGAATCGACGGCTGCCGAACTACTCGGCGGCGCTGAAAACACCCAATTGTTGAACATGAAAAAGGAATCACCATGGCTTTCGGACTGAGTGCAGGCGCAGTTGCCGCCATCGGCGCGGTGGGTGGCGCAGCGATCGGCGCATACGGCGCCAACAAGGCAGCCGGCAAGCAGGCCGACGCCGCCGACCGCGCCGGCCAGCTGCAGGCGGATCAATACGCGCAATCGCGTGCCGACCAGCAGGCGCAGATTGCCCAGCAGCGCACCGACACCGCGCCCTACCGCGACGCCGGCTATACCGCGCTGTCGCAGCTGAGCGGCGGGACCGCGCCGGGCGGTGAGTTCAACCGAAATTTCAGCATGGCCGACTACCAGGCCGACCCGGGCTATCAGTTCAGGCTTGACCAGGGCGAACAGGGCATCAACCGGGCCGCCACGGCTGCCGGCTCGCGCTACTCGGGCGCCACGCTGAAAGCCCTGTCGCGCTTCAACAGCGGTCTGGCATCGCAGGAATACGGCAACGCCTACCAGCGTTTCACCGCCGACACCGGGAACCGCTTCGGGCGCCTGGCATCGATGGCCGGCATCGGCCAGACCGCCACCACCCAGGTGGGTCAGGGCGGTCAGAACGGCGCCAACCAGATGACGAGCGCCGGCGTGCTGTCGGCCAACGGTCAGGCCGGTTCGGTGCAGAACGCCGGCGCCGCGCGCGCATCGGGCTATGTCGGCACCGCGAACACCATCAACGGCACCATCGGCGGCCTGGTCAACAACTACGGCCAGCAGCAAATGCTGTCCAGCATGGCCGGCAACGGGATGAACAACTACAACGGCAACAGTTCGGGCTACATGGACCCGCGCGCGCTGCCTGATACGTCATCGGTGCGCAGCGCCGGCGGCTGGGGGATTGAATAATGGCTGATCTTGTCGCACTTCAAACCATGCTGCCGCAGATCAGCAGCCCATTTGACCAACAGGGCAAGGCGCTGCAGCTGCGCCAGATGATGAACGCCGGCCAGCAGGCCGATTTCGAGGCTCAGCAGCGCCAGCAGGCGCAGGCTGATGACCAGTCCTACCGCGCCGCCATGCAGGCGAACCCGACCGGCGGCGCCGGCCTGCTTAGCGCGCTGGCCGGATCTGGAAATTACAAAGGCTACGCGCAGGCGCAGAAACAAGACCTGGACCAGCGCAAGGGCAATGCCGACGTCGCCCACCTCGGCGCGCAGACACAGCAAGCGAACATGACGGCACTGAACCAGGCGTTCACGTTGCACCGCGACCAGATCAACACCGTGACCGACCCGCAATCGGCGGCGCAGTGGGTGGCCGCCGCGTACAAGGATCCGACGCTGGGGCCGCTGGTCAGCCAATCCGGCCCGGTGGAAGACGCGATCGCGCGCATTCCGACCGATCCGGCCAAGTTCGCGCAGTGGAAGCTGCAGGCCGGCACCAACGCCGACGAGTATGTCAAGCACACCACGGTCGACGCCAACACGGCGGCCAACAACGCGACCAGCGTCAAGACGGCAGGCATCAGCGCGGCGGCCAGCAAGTATTCGGCAGACACCAACGCGCGCACCGCCAGCAACCGGCTGGCGTTCGACACGGAACAGGCGAAGAACGGCGACGACGCGACGATGGACCCGCTGGCCGTTCGCATGACGGCGCAGCAGTACCTGGCCGGCGACCGTGGCGCGCTGAACAACTTCGGGCGCGGCGCGCAAGGTGCGCAGAACCTGAACGCGGTTCGGCTCGAGATTTCCAAGCAGGCCACGGCGGCAGGACTGAGCGGTGCCGACATTGCGGCGAAGATGGCCGAATTCGACGGCCTGAAGGCTGGCCAGCGCACCGCCGGCGTGCGCAGCGCGTCGATCGAGATTGCCGCGAACGAAGTCAACCAGCTGGCGCCGATCGCGCTTGACGCATCGTCCAAGGTGGTGCGCAGCGGCTTTCTGCCATTCGGCAAGGCGCAAATCATGTTCGATTCGAACACCAACGACCCGAACCTGCGACAGTTCGCCATGGCCAACACGGCACTGGTCAACGCCTACGGCCAGGCGATGGCGCGCGGTGGCGCGGCGACGGTATCGGACAAGGAACACGCCCGCGAATTGCTGTCGACCTCCTTTGATCAGCCATCCTATGCCGCTGCAGTCGCGCAGCTTCAGAAGGAAACCAAGGCCGCGCAGGCGGCGCCGAAACAGGTTCGCAAAGACCTGTCCGAAGCGGTGAGCGGGCGCGACGGCGCGGCGGCGATCCCCGACGGCTGGTCCGTAAAGGAACACTGATGCCTGATTTCGAGTTCACCTCACCGCAGGGCAAGGTCTACACGGTCAGCGGGCCGGCGGGCGCCACGAAAGAACAGGCGTTCGCCATGCTGCAAACCCAGCTGAAGAACGCGCCCGCCGCGCCGTCGTCGTCCGACATTCCGGCCACGCCGCGCAAGGGGCCAGCCGATCCGCGCGACGTCCAGCGCGCCAAGGAACTGGCCGCGCCCGATCGCACCTTCCACGACGACAACACGCTGGGGAAGCTGTTCGGCCCGGTCGACGCCGGCATTACCATGCTGTCGTCGATGGCCGCCGGCGCCGTCGCGCCCGCCGCTGGCTTCGTGAAATCGGCGTTCAACGGCAAGGATCCGGAAAAGAACGCCAGCGATATTGCCGAAGCGATGCAGTACCAGCCACGCACCGGCACCGGCGCCCAGCTGGCGGGCATGGCCGGCAAGGTGCTGGCGCCGCTCGGCGCCCTGCCAAGCGCCGCCGTGCTGGAAGGCGCCCAGGCGATCGGCAGCGGCAGCGCGGCCCTGCGCGGCATGGCAGGGGCCAACGCCGCCGCCCAGGGCGCCCAGGACGCTGCAGCGGCTGCTGGCGCTGGCAAGCTGTCCGACCTGGTGCGCGCGCCGAAGCCAGCGATGGCCGGTGGCGGCGCCGCGTTGACCGCCGACGCCACGCTGCGCGCTCAGCGCGCGGCCAACATGCCGGTGCCGATCAAGCTCACGCAAGGCCAGCAGGACCGCACCTTCGGCCAGGTGCAATTCGAACGCGAGGCCGCCAAGACGCCCGAAGGCAAGGCGATCAACGACCGCTACGCCGAACAGAACGCGCAGATGGGCCAGAACCTGGATGCCTTCGCCGACCAGACCGGCGCCCAGGCATCCAGCCTGCGCACTGGCGGAAAAGCGGTGGTCGACGCGCTCGAGGCGAAACGCCAGGTCAAGAAAGCGGAAATCACTGACGCCTACAACCAGGCGCGCGATTCCGGCGAAATGGCCGCGCCGATCAACATCAAGCCGCTGCTGTCCTACCTGGCGGAAAACCAGACGTCGGCGGAACTGGCGCCGATCATCACGTCAATTCAGCGGTCGATCGCCAAGAAATCCACCCAGGTGCCGGCGAACATGGCCGGCGAAGGCGTGGTGAAGGCCGATCCGCTGAACCACACCATTACGCTGAACGACCTGGAAAACGTGCGCCAGCAGATCCGCGCCGAAGCGCAGCCCGGCACGCCGAACATGGCCAAGGGTCAGCAGATGATCAATCTGATCGACCAGGCCACCGAAGGCGCCGGCGGGCCGCAGTTCCAGCAGGCGCGCCGCCTGTTCGAAAACTACAGCAACGAATTCACCAACCGCGATGTGGTCGACAAGCTGCTGCGCGACAAGCCAGGCACCAGCGACCGCGCCGTCGCCTACGAAGACGTGATGAAACATTCTCTGTTGAACGGCAGCCTGGACGACACGAAACACCTGTTCCGCGTACTCGAGGCTTACCCAGCCGGCACCGCGCCGGAAGTGGTCGCCGCCGGCCAGCAGGCCGCCAAGGAACTGCGCGGCGCGCTGATGAACCACATCAAGGAAACGATGTTTTCCAATTCCGGCGCGGACACGCTGGGGAACACGGTCGGCTCGCCCGCCAAGCTGCAACGGCTGGTCACCGAACTGGACAAGGATGGCAAGCTGGAGGCGATCTACGGCAAGCAGGGCGCCCAGCAGATCCGCGATGCCAAAGACCTGGCCAACGACCTGTACACCTCGCCCACCGGCACCGTGAACAGTTCGAACAACGCCAACCGGATCGTGTCGGCGCTGGACAAGGCGGCAGGTATGGCCGGCAGCGTGCCATTTGTTGGATCAGCAGTGAAATATGCCGCTAGGCGGGTTGAATCGCGCGCGCTGTCTAAGAAGGTCGACGCGGCCCTGAATCCACCTTCGAAACTTAGCGACATGACAGGGGGCCAATAATGCCGCAAATTCCTTTCGTCGGCGCCTCCTACCAGGAGCGCAGCAACACGCTGGATGCTCAGGCCTGCATCAACCTGTTTCCGGTGCTGGGCGAATCCGGCACCGCGAAGGCGGTCAAGGCGCTGTATGGAACGCCAGGCACGCGCCCGCTGGTCGCTGCAGGCGGCGGCGCCGTGCGCGGCATGCACAACCCGACCAGCGGCGAAGCGGCCATCGTAGTGGCCGGAAGCACCGTCTACCGCCTCAGCAAGTCTTTT